ATGACGCCCGCCGAATTCGATACCCGCCGCCGCGCGCTCGGTCTCTCCATAGAGGAAGCGCGATTCGTCTGCGCGCACAACGGCAAGCCGGTCGATGTTCGGCAGGTGCGGCGTTGGGCGAATGGCGAATCGCCCGTGGCGCAAAACGCCATCGACGGCCTCAACGCGCTCGAATGGCGGATGGAGGCGATGGTCAACCAGCTCGTCGAGACGGTGACCAAGCGAACGATGGCCGGGCCGGTGCCGCTGCGGCGCTATCGCGATCAGGATGATCTCGATCGCAGCCCCGAGGGCGGCGACCTGCCGCTCGGCGCGCACGCGATCTATGTCGGCTGGGCCGCCGATGCGCTGGCGGCCGAAGGCGTCGGGGTCAACATCGTCTGGGCCGACGCGGTCGACTAGCCACGCTTGGGGTTACCCTTGCCAGCGGCTTTCAAGCCCCAATAGAACGCCTCGCCGGCCCGCCGCTGCTGTTCCTCGATCGTCGGCGTGGGCTCGGGCCACATCTCGCGCGGCAGGCCGATGGGGATGCCGTAGGGTTCATCGTCGTTGTCTGGCATGGCGGAACATCACCAGAACATCGCCAACACGTCAAGGGGTGAGGCACGTATCCAAAGCCGCTTCCGCCCTGTCCGCGTACATGCCGCTGCCCGCATATTCGATCAGCTTGGACAGGAGCACGGCGGCGAGCGCGTTGGCATCGGCCGGCAGTGGCCGGGCGAGCGGTGCGGGGCGCTCGGGACGCGTGGCCGGGCAAGGTTTCTGAACCTCCACCACCCGGTCGACCCACCTTATTTCCACGCCGGGCGGGGGCGTCTTGGTGGTCGAACAGGCCGCGAGCGCGGAAACCGCAACGAGTGCCAAAATTGCACGAGTTCGCATCACAGCCCCTCCGCTTGTTCGATAAGCCCGGCCGCCACGGGGCAATCACCGGCTGCCTCGGCATGCTGCCGGATGCCCTCAAGGATCTGGATGCGCCGGTCGCTGCCCTTGGCCAGCGCGTCGAGCTTGGCGATGGTCGATGCGTCGCGGGCTTTGGCGTCAGCATAGGCTTTCGCGCGCGCGTCCGCCTCCCCGTTCAACCGGCCGATCTCTTTGGTCGCGTCGTCGAGGCTCTTTCGGTTCGTTCGCGCCGCCGTGGCGAGGTACTGCACATCGGCAGCGATCCGTGATTTGGTGACCGGCTTGAACCCGGCCGTCTCAAGTTCGTGGACGACGGCGTCGACCGTTTCCTTGTGCTCAGCACGCAGATGGTTGACGCGTGTTGCCCATACGGCGGTAAACACCAGCGCAAACGCCATCGCTCCGCCGATGATGCCGGTGATCTTTTGCGAGAGGCCGAACATCAGGTGGTTTCCTTTCGAGGCGTGATGCTGATGTCGAGTTGCAGATTGAAGCTCGCGACCATCATAACGGCGGTTCGGCCATGCGGTTTTGGTGTGAACTCGCCAGCGCTGGGCAGATGACCCCACCCGGTTTGCGCCTTGGTTGCGTCGGCGATCGCGGCAATTAGAGCATCGGGCGATCCCGCCTCGTCAGTCCACGGCACGGCAATCAAATCGAGATCGCGGGCCAGCGAACCGTGAACGGCAAGGGCATAACCGAGGCTGCGGGCGGCTTCCCGGAGCGACGGCAACACGCGCTCGATAAACACCGCGATCTCCGCGCGCATCGCCTCGATGGCATAACCCTTGGCTGCGGCGGTGTAGTGCTCGGGGTGGTGCCATTCGCCCATCAGCACCTCCCCAAATCGACATTGCCGATGCGGTTGGCCGCCCAGCCGACCATGAAATCCTCGAAGCGCGAATTGCCGTGAGCGAGGCTGAGGTAATAGGCGCCCTGCTGAGCATCCATGAGCCGCACCACCAGGCGGCACGCGGTTGCATCGCCCCGGAGCCGCGCGAGGCTCTGATACGCGCGCACCGTGGCAGGCCCGACACGACCGTCGATGGCGATATCGGCATAATCGCGCTGGCGGCGGTTGAGACTGTTGAGCGCGGTCTGTAGCCAGCGCGAGGGATGCGCCGGGCCGGTGTTGACGCCGCTGTCGATCGCCTCGCGCGCCACCGGCTCCGAAACCCCGATCAGCCGATCGAAGCCGGGGCCAGCAATATAGTCCTGATAATAGACCGCCTGCGCGAAACCCTTCGGCAGCGCGCGCATGGCGCCCTCATAACCGTGCATGCGCGCCACCTTCTCGGTGATCCCATGCTTGGTTGCGCCGCCCGGATCGCTCGGGTGATCGACGTACCCGCCCTCAACGTTGAACAACGCCGCGATGATCGCGAGCGCGGCAACGGAGATGGCCCCGGCCGCACCGGCCTTCTGCTTATTGCTCGCCATCTTTCGCCCCCTGCTTGGTCAACCGCCCGAGCACGAACGACCCGAAAAGCACCCCTGAGACGGAAAGGTTGATCGCGGGCGGAATGCGCTCGCCCAAGGCGATCGGCAGCATGTTCCACGCGGCCAGCGCACCCGCCGCCCACATCGACCAGAACCGCCACGCAGCGCGCGCGTCGTCGATCAGTTCGAGCTTCATTCCCGCTCCTCCCGGTGATCGAGGTGGATTTCCGAGGTGACCGCCTGCATCGCCTGACGAAGCTGTTGCGGCCCGTGGAGCATCAGCATCACCTCAAGCTGCTCGATGCGACGTTGCAGCGCGTCGTTCTGGCCCTTCAATTCCTTGATCCGTGGCTCGAAAAACAGCCGCCAGATAAGGGCGCCCATCCCAAGCCACATGGCCGTCGCGATGGACCAACCCGCCGCGAACGCCATGCCGAGAAGGCCGCCCTGCGATCCGGTGTAATCAAGCTCTGGAGTCGCCATCACACTGCTCCGCTCACCGGTGAAACCGCCCGTAAATGCAATGCGCCATCTCATGGCCCAGCCATTGCGGCTCGTAGCGGACATGCGGATCGACGATGTGGATCGTGCACGCCGGTGAGGTTGCCGACAGCGTGGAGAATGCGGCAAGCTCGCGCCCTGAGCCGGGATCAGCCCCCGCATCGCCACCGGCGCGCTGGAGATCGGCGAGCGACGGGTGCGTCACGATCGTGACGCTGAGATGCGTGCGATTGAACTCCTGGCGCTCGAAGGCGTAGCCGTCATCGCCGCGCTGGTTGCAGGCGGTGAGCAGGATGACGGCGACGAGGATGACCGCGAGGCGGCGCATCACGACACTGCCAGACCTACACCGGTGACCAGGCACCTCAATTTGCCGTTGAAGCTCTCGGCCGCGTACCGATCGTCGAGCGCCTCTACGGCGGTCTTGACGGTTGCGAACGCGTCCGACGTGAGGATGTCGGTCAACGGCGCCAGAAAGGTCGCGCGCTCCGCTGCGGCGGCATCCGCCAGTGCCGACTGATATGCGCCGACCAGCGTCTGCCACTCGCCGATCGCGTCGGCGATCGCCGCGAGCTGCTCGGCGTCGAGCGCCACGATCTGGTCCGTCGTCATGCCGCCGACCTGCGCGCCGCTCAGTTCGCCGAGATCGGCCGCGGAGTAGGCCGCCAGCTCGGCGGGGGTGAGCGCCGCGATCTCCGCCGCTGTCATCGTCTTGATATCGTCCATCGTGTTTACTCCTAGGCAAGTCGTTCGAGGGTGGCGGTCAGCGTGCCGCTCAGGCTGAGGCCGGTCTGGCCCGATCGCGTCACGGTGATCTCGAATGTCGCCGATCCGCTGCCCGGATTGTTGATGACGCTCGCCGCCGCCGAGGCGAGAGCAGACAAGTCGACGGCGCCGTCGAGATTGGCGGTGATCTGCCCGCTCCAGATCGTCGTCGTCGTGCCGCCAAAGGTGATTTTGGCGCCCACCTGCATCACGACGAGATTGCCGGTGCCGCCCGTCGCGAACTCCGAGCCGCCGAGCGTCAGCCGCAACTTGCCGCCTGATGCGACGCTCGAAAGTGAGCCGCTGAGGACTGTGGAGGTGCTGGTGCCCGACGAGGCGACCGCCGCCGTGCCCGAGCCACTGTAGAGCAGCTTGTTCCCGCCGCCCGCGGTGGCATCCAGATCGGTGCCGCCGTAATAGACCTTGCCATCGGTCGCGATCGCCCACTTGCTGTTGGCGATGGTCTCGGCGCCGACCGCGACCGACTTGAGCCCGTACCACTGCACGAGATTGGCGGCCGACCCGAACTTAGGCCCCCATGCGAGCCGATACGATCCGGCAACCACCCGCCAGACACCGCCCGAAAAGCTGGTCCCATCGCCCGCGCCACCGTCGATTTCGAAGACGTCGGTCAGATAGGTGATTTTCGACGCCACCCCGTCATTGGTCGAAACTCTGCCGGAGACCTTGCCGTTGACGTCGAGCTTGAGGCCGACGACCGCTTTGGCGATGCCGTTCGCCTCGGCTGCAACGGCGTCGGTGGCGGTAATATTCGCCTCGGCCGTCCCCATTCGCGCGTTGAGCGCTGTGACGGTGGAGGCGTTGGCCTTGCCGGTCGTGAGCGACGAGATCGCCCCGGTGTTGGTCGCAACACTGGCCGACAGATCATCGATCTGCCCGGTCTTGATCTCCGCATCTGACGCGGGGCGAACATCGCACCGGAACCACGTGAGACGGTTCGCCACCGCCGTCGAACCGAGCGCGGACAAATGGCTCATCGGATACGCGCGCACCCTGCTCATCCCGGCAGGTGCGACGAACAGCACCATCTTGCGGAACCGATAGACCTTGCCGACCACGCCGGCACCGATCGCAGCGCCGGTGTTGTTTGCCGGGTCGGTCGCGAACGGAACGGAGAAGGACGCCGACGCGGTCAGGTCGTCATTATAGCCGCTCACCCTTGCGCCCGCGCCAGCGAGCGTACCGGCCTCAAGGCGGAAATCGGCTTCGATGACGTAATAGCCCAACTGAGCCGAACCGATGTCGGTCGTGATGTACGAATAGGCATCACCGCCTGCGGGGCCGGGCAGGGTCCAGCCCCAGCCGACCCCGTTTTCGCCGGCGGCGCGATAGCCAGCGCTCGTATTCGCCCCGCTGTTCCAACCGGTGGGGCGGGCGCCCACCGCCGCGCTGGGATAGTCGGCAAACACCGGATTGGCCGTGATCGCGCCGGTGCTGACATTCGCGGCGACCACAGCGCTCTGTTGCGCCGCCACCATCGCCCCGAGGGAGCCGTCGTGCAGAATGACGGTCTCGTCGCGCAGGCTCTGCGCCTGCCCACGCGCCGTCTGCGCGTCGAGCTTCGCCTGGTTGGACGCGGTCGCGGACACACCAGCCGCATCTTTCGACACCCCGGCGAGCATCTCACTCGTCGCTGCCGCGCTCGCGGAGCCCGCCGCCTTGCTGCTCTCGGTGATGTCCTCGGGGCGCCCGAGCACCCACCGGATCGAGTTGGCCGCGTTGTTATTGTTGAGCCTCAAGACGAGCCGCAGATAGACCGCGCCGTTCGCCATCGCCGTGTCGGCGGCCACGTCAACCGTCAGTTCGTACCAGGTGCCGGCGGTCGTCATGACAACCGTCGCCGAGGTCAGCGCGTCGACGACATAATTGTAATTGGCGTCGAGCCCCACCGCGAGCAGCGTCAGGCGTGGCGACGCGGCCGGTGTCGCGGTCGGCGCCCCTTGCGACGTAAACCTGTATTTGCGGCCCGCCTCCAGCCGGATCACGCCGATCTGGCCCACGTCGATAAACGATGTCGCCGCCGTTGAGGCGATGTCCAGCGACCTGCCCCGGCTCGACGTGCCGAACGAAAAGACGCCGCCGGCCACAATCGGCACCCGCGTCTTCGGGGCGCCCTCATAGCCGGCGAACCAATAGGCGCCGTCAGCGGTAAAGTCGCTCGGCAGCGTCGTCAGCGCCCCCAGCCGGGCCGTCACCGAGTCGCGCTGCGCCGCCACCGAATAAACAAGCGTCTCGTCGCGATATCCCTCAGCGACCGACGCGCTCCCCGAAGCGGCGCCTGCGTCATTGGCGGCGTCGCCGGCCGCTGCCTCGGCGTCTTCCTTGTACCCCAGCGCCAGCGCGGCGCTCGCCGCCGAACTGAGCGTATCGCCATAGGTCGTGATCAGACCCGCGATATCGCTCTGAGCGGTGTCGAGGCCGTCGAGCACATCGATCGCGGGGCGGCCGGCCACGTTGGTGGTGTCGTTCGCCGTGTTTTCGCTAGTCACGTCAGCGTTATCCGCCGGCTTGGTCCCGGTCGGGTCGGTCACCCCGTCCCACGGCACCGCCGCATCGCCGGAGGTGACCGGCCCGAGCACAAGCCGCGCGCCCGTCACGCCGCGCACCTGGTAGCTGACGGCGCCCTCGTAGGACACGCCGGGCGCCACGCTCGCCACCACCTTGCGCGTTGTGGCGGGCGGTTCGATACCGGCCGCGATCCAGTCGCCGCCGCCGTCCTCGGGCCGATATTCGAACACAACCGCGCTCGCGTTCGGATCCGCCACGACACCATCGAACACGATCGCAGGCACCGACCCGCCGTCCGACGCCACCGTCTCGCCCGCCAGTGTCCAATCGGTCGCCAATGGTGCGGGTACATCGCCCAGATCGGGCACGGAGAGCGAAGGCGTCGGCGGGGGCGTCCCCGTCCGCCCGAGCGCGTAATCGTGCTTGCCCGGCGTCTCGCTTTTCAGTTCGAGCGTCACCACGCCCGTCGCCGGATCGAGCGAGCGCCGCGTGATGATCGCCGGTTGGCTCGACAGGCCAAGCTCCGGGATATCGAGCGTCAGGCAGTCACCGGGGCGGTAGCCCATCCACCGCGTTTTGAGCGGCAGGGTGATCGGCCCGAACTCACGCGCATTGACGATATCATACGCCGCCAGCTCCGCTGCCTGATCGGCCTGCTGCACGAGCTGGTAATCGATCTCACGCGTACGGCGGCCCTTGTCGGCGGTGACGTACTCTTCGACCCGCACCGCATCGAGCGGCACCACTTCCCAGCCGTGGCTTTCCAGCCGGATGCGCGGCACCACGCCATTGATCCGCTCGCGCCGCGATTGGGTGGCGACAACCGATCCCTTGCCGACCAAGTCCTTGGAGGTGATCGTCGCAAGGCTGACGCGCGGCGCCGAGATCATTGCGGAGAGTTTCGCGCCCTGCCGGATCGGCTCGCCGCCGCCCGCCTGCGCGAGCATCTTGAGCACGTCCCATTTCGCGTCCGCCGAGGTGACGACGCCGCCCGCCTTCCAGCCATTGGCATCCGCGATGTTCGCGGCCTCGACGATCTGCGGCACGCTGATCGACGCCAGCGCCATGCCGACGCCGAACACGCGCACGCCGTTCTGCCAGCGGCCCAGCGCGACCGTCAGCAGGTGCAGCCACGGGTTCTCCGAATAGACATAAGTCGATTCGACACCGGCCCGACATGGCCCCGACCCACCCGGATAGGTGCTGTCGAGCCGCGGGTCATACGTTTTGACGCCCTTCAGGATCGCCTGTGGCGCCGGAAGGCCACCGGCGAACTTCTTCCCCTTCTTGTCGAATTTCAGCGTCCACAGCCCCGCCGCGAGGCCCGACAGCTTGTACGACGCGCCCCATTGCGGTGGCGTTGGGCTGAACGACAGCGCATTGCTCTCGGGGCACGCACCGAGCTGCTTGTCCAGCCACATGTAGCCCGCGTAGCTGCCGGTCGCAGCGGTGCCCGAAAACGGCACCGTGACGCGATCGACCTGGAATGCCTCGATCCCCTCGATCGGCCCGAGGCCCCAGACGATGCCGAAGCTCTGGTAGGGGTTGTGAACATCATCCAGCGTCGCGCCGAACGCCGCGCGGTGGACGATATAGCCGCCCGATGCGGTGCGGCCGATCGGATACGGCACCGGCGCCTGCGGATCGAGCTTGAAGTCCTCGGGGTTGCCGACCGCGAGCGCGCCGGGCGGCTTTGAGGTGAGTAGGGTCGCTCCTGCGCTAAGCGCTACCGCAGCGACGCCGGCGATTGTTCCGATGGCCGTGAAGGTCGCGGCCGAAATCCCCGCGACGGTCGTAACGCCGCCGACAGTAGCGCCGATTAGGCCGGCGCCCGCCGCGGCGCCGATTCCGGTCGCGACGAGGGCGACGGCGCCAACAACAATCGCGGCCGTTCTCAGCATTTTGGCCATGAATTTCCTCGGAACTTGTGCCAAAACACCCCGGCGCGAGATCAACACTCGCGCTGTGGGGGTTCTGATGAAGATGATCTGGCTTACGTGCGTCGCGCTGGCGGGATGCGCCGGGACCGTCTCCGACGTTCGATCGCATCCGGTATTTTTCGAGGCCGCCTCGGCCAAGAGCCTTGGCGCGCTGTCTCAGTGCCTCGCTGACAAATGGTCGAAGGGAGAGGTCAATTCAGTGCCGCGCGAGCGCGGTGTGACGATCACCGTCGGGTGGCATTTCCATAGCAGTCCCGTGACGGAGGCCGTTGTCGACATTGACGATTTGGGCGAGACTAGGCGCGTTACCTTGCGCGTCCGAAAGGAGCATAAGTCGTTGCGTGAGGACGTGAAAAGCTGCCTCTAAATCACACGCTTTATCAGCGCGTCTTGATTTCTAAAGGGCGGCGCAGGAGCAGCCGGAGACCGTAGGATGCTTGTTCGTTTCCGTCGCGGAAGCCTCCAACAATCTGCCCCTTGCAGATTGCGCCGTGACAATCTGGCGGGATGAGCGCCGCCAGTTCCTCCAACAAGGCATCTTTTTCGGCGCGCGGAATGAACCCACAACCGCGGCCATCGATCGTCAGCCCGATCGCCGATGGGTCCGTGGGGACATCGACAATGCCGATGCGAACCACGACGTCCCAATAAACACCTTCCTCGAATCGCCCTTCGACCTGATCAGCGAGCACGTTCTGATAGTGACTCTCTCCGACCACATCAGTGAATGGTGCGCGATCTGAGGCTGGCTTGAGCGCAACGAAGCCGTCAATTTTCCACCAGTCTCGCGGCAGACGGTTGCGCCCGTATCCAGGCTGGAAGGGATCGCCACTCAGTGCCCTTAACAGCTCCCTGAAAAATCCCATGGCCACCCCCGCAGGGAGGCTATCTCCAATTTCCTATGGTGGCGAATCCGGTGACGAACCAGACACGACCGGCACCCGCCACGCGGCCTCATATTCGACCGGCTGCGCTACGCAGGCGCCAAGCGCGTCCGGGTGAAAGCCAATGACCCTCCCGTTGCCAAGGTACACTGACAGAGCGCCAAGCTCTTCTCCGGGGACGGCGATAACGTCCCCCGGAAGCGCCGCGGCAGGCGGGATGCGCTCGAAATTTGCATCCATCAGTTCGATCAGGTTCGTGTGGCCGAGTTTCGCCAGCGCCTTCTTCGCGCCGAGCAGCGAATAATAGCGCGGGAGGCGCGCTGCCGGTTTGAACGGACAGCCGATCTTGCGGAGATGCCATTTAGCAAGCTGGCCGCAGTCTCGTTCTCCCCATTTGAACGGCTTGCCGTAAAACCGATCGCGCGTCGCCTGCGCGGCGGCAACGCGGCGTTGCATCACCGACGCCATCAGTAATCGAGCCTCGGCAGATAGTCGCTGCCGCCGGGCGCGTAGGGCGACTTCCCACCGTATCCACCGCCGCCGGAATAGACGATCGCCCCCGCTGGCGCCTCGACGCCCCAATAGACCGTCTTGATGATGCCCGAGACGTTGGCGAGCCCCAATTCGCCGGGCCATACCGATTGGTGCCAGCTATCGGCGAGCCGCAACCCTTCCTCGTTATCGAACAGCCGCTCGAACCCCGAGACGCATTCGAACTCCAATTCGCGCGAACCCTTGTCGACCGTCAGCGTCGGTTGATCCAGTTCGCCAGCGAACAGCAGCAGCGGGTCAGGAATCACCGCCCCCGTGGCGCGATCGACCGCCGCGAGCCACAGGCTCACCACCGATCCCTGCATGTCCGCGCCCGCCAACTCGGCCGCCGTCGCATCGCTCGCGGGGAGCAGCGTGAAATTCAGCGCGGGCGCCTCGTCGCCAACGCCATCCTCGATCGCCTCCACCGCCGCGAGCGATCCGAACACCGGATCGCGCCCCGTGTAGGTCTCGCCGTCGAACACGAGCTGGCCCGATCCGTCGAGCAGGCGGATCGTGGCGTCAGGCAATTCGATCTTAAGCAGGCCGACAACAAGCGGCGTTTCGGCCGCTAGCGCCGTTTCCATCGCGGGCGTGAATTGGGACATCTATTCCGCCTCCACGATCGAGAATGACAGGCCGACGATATGCGCGACGTCGATAGTCCAGGCGAACTCATCGCCCGAAAGCGCGCCTTCAATCATCGGGGTCGCCACCTCGGCAACCGCGCCGGCGGCGGGCACGCGCAGCATCGGCGAGACGCCGACCGTCGTGCCCGCCGCATTCGCCGAATAGAGATATCGTCGCCCGCTGATGATGAGCGAAAAGAACTGCCCTTCGACCAGCGCCTTGCCGATCCCGGTGAATGCCAGCGTTGACCCCGAACCGGTAGCGGTGCCGTTGGTGTAGCCCGTCAGGTCGAACCCCGGTTGCAAGAACGGCATCAACACGCGGTCCGTCTTCCCGCGCTTCAGTCGCTGTATCCACGCCAAGGCGCTCGGATAATCCATCGGCGGCATCTGCACGTCGACCGCGTGCCGCGAGCCCATCCGCGTGATCCGCTGCATCGGGCCGCCGAGCACCGGCGTCTGATCGGCGCCCCAATCGAGCAGGCGCGGCGTCATCGCGACCGGCGCGACATCGGTGGGAAGCGCGACAGCCATTATGCCAGCGCCCGCCGCCGCGCGCGGCGACCTTGCTGCCCTGCCAGCGCCGCCCCGCCCGTCGCGCCCCGGATCGCCGCGCCATCGGCCATCTGGCTCATCTGCCGGAGCAAGTCTTCGGTCATCACCGCGCCGCGCAGATCGAACACAAGCGGGCGGCCGCCGCCGATCTGGTTATTCGGAACGATCGATCCGCCGCGCCCACCCATCTGAAGGATTTCCGGCCCGCGCTCGCCGACCAGGTAATTTCCGTTCGGCATCACCGACCCGCCCGCAGCGCGCGCGCCATCGAGCGAGAAGGTCCGCACCGCGGGCGTGCCCGTGCCCTTGAGGATGCCGGCAACCTGCCCGACGATATCGAGCACCGATTGCAGCGCGCCCAGCCAATCGCCGGACTTGATGTTGTTCACCAGCCCGCGCAGCGATCCGGCAACGTCGCGCGCCATGTCGGCGAAACTCTTGATCATATTATCGTTCGCCGCCCGCACCTTCGACCAGCGATCGATCACCGCGTCGGCGGCCTCGCCCGCCTCTTTGGCGATGCCGGTTCCATTCGATCCGATATCGGGAATATCGTCGAACGGCGTCTTCGCCGGGCCGGGAAGCGACTTGAAATAATCGGTGCGCGCCTTGGTAATCGCCGCGTCGAGTTCCTGCGGCGACCATCCCGCCTTCTTTGCGTACGCGGTCAAGTCGTCGATATCGCGCTTGAGCTGGTTGAACGCCGCCTGTTTCGGGAACAAGTTGGCGAGGATGCCCGATACGCGCTGCTGGAGCGCCTCGAACGCCTGCGCCGTCTTGCTCGTCGCCGCCTGCGCTGGCGCCACCATCAGCGCATCGAGGCGCGCCATGTGCTGCCCGATCGCGTTCACCATGTCGGGGATATAGCTATGCCCGACCACGCGGTCCCAAAGGTTGTGGAACCAGTCGCCGACCGCATCGACCTTCGCTTTCACCGAATCCCACACAGCGTTCAGCTTGTCGAGCAGCCAGGTCTTGATCGCGCCATAAACGCGTTTCGCGATCGCGCTGATCTCGTCCCAATGACGCACGGCAAGCACGATCCCGACGATCGCCGCCGCCACCGCCGCCGCCGGCAGAAGGATCGGCGACATCGCCACCACGAACGCCACCAGTGCCGGAATCGCCGTGCCGGTGATAACAGCCGCCAGCGCGGCAAGCACCGGCAGCGCCGCGCCGATTCCCGACACGATCCCGCCCAGTCCGAGGATCACCGGCCCAAGCGCCGCCGCGATCGCCACCACGGCGATCGTCGTGTTCTGGACGGGCACCGGCAACTGCGTAAACCAGTTGAGCGCGCTCGCGATCTTTTCGATCAGCGGCGTGATCACCGGCAGCAATTTCGTGCCGACCATCACCCGCAGTTCTTCGAACGCCGCGTTCATCGCGCGGATTTGATTTTCCGTGCCGCTCGACGTCCGCGCGACATCGCCTTGCGCGTTTTTTGTGCTGTCGAGGATCACTGCATATCGAGCGAGAATCTTCTGCTGTTCAGTGAGCTTTCCACCCACGCCGACCAGCCCCATTTCCAGCCCCTTGGCGTCGACCGCCGCGCTGGAGAGGAACACGCCAAAGTCACGCAGCGGCTCAGCCTCTCCCGTCAGGCCGGAGCGCAGCTTGTCGATCGCGGTCTGCGTGTCGACGTTGTAGAAGCTGCCGAGGTCTTGCGCGAGGCCCGCAAACGTCTGTGACATTTCCGCCGCTTTATCCTGCGGCACCGCGGTATTGAAGAAAATGCCGAACGTGTTCGCCGCTTTCTGCATCTCCTGCGTCGATCGGCCCATCGCGTTGCCGGTGTCTTCGGCCCATTTATTCATCACCGCAGACATGTCGCCGAACGTCTGGTCAAACGCGCTCTGCAACTCAGCCGCGTCGCTCGCGGCACCGAACGACGCGACGCCGAAGGCCACTACCGGCGCGGTGATCCCGACCGACATGATCGCCCCGATCTTCCGCAGCCGCGCACCGACCTTCGCGAACGTCTTCTGAGTACTCTTCAACTCATTCTGCGCAGCCTTGATCCCGCTCATGAACGAGGCCGATTCCAGCGTCATGCTGGCGAACAGATTACCGAATGAGGGCATTCGTCAGTCCTCCAGAGCCGGGCCACCATTGTGGCCGATGCGTTTTTGCTGGCGCGCCACCCGCCGCGCGGCGGCAGCGGTGCGTTTTCGCAAGGTGTCGAGCATGGTATTGAGCAACTGCATCTGCATGCGCTCGAAGGTCGGACCAGCCCAGGGGCGCGGCGGCTGACGCACGGTCCCGCGCTCGCGGAACAACGCCCAGAACGCATTGCCAAAATGCACGACGTAGCGGATCGTATAAGACTTCCGCGCCTTTTCGCGTTTGGTGCGGATATTGTCCTTCAAATGGCCGAGATCGGTTCGCGTAACGGTGCCGCCCTTGCTCGTGCGAACCTTCGGTTTCCCCGGCCCGACCGGCGCCGTGCGTTTGAGTTCGTCCCTCAACTGGCGCGCTGCCGCCGACACGGCCGAACGGCCCGCCTTGTTCGCAAGCTCCTCACCCAATTCGCCCAGCGCGCGCTCCATTTCGGCGGCGCCTTCCAGCTTGAGCGTGGTCTTCATTGCTTACGCGTCCGATCCGATATCGCCTTAAGTCGGTCCAGCATCGTGACCTTCTTTCTTCCGCGCGGCCTCAGATAATGATCCAGCCGCTCCAGCTTCTTCGCACGGCTGAACGAGGCGATCGTGTGCGCGAGCGCGATATCGTTTTCGCCATCGATCCGCGCCCGTATCACCGCGCCCTGCATCGCCGATTGGAACGAGCGCGGCGTCTGTCGCCAAAAGGCGTCAGGATCAAAGCCCGCCGCGCACCATTGTTCGTGCAATACCCAGCAGCCTATTTCTTCTGCTGGGCCTTCGGAGGGCGGGCGGCACTCTTGCCCTTCTCGTCAGCCCCGGCAGCGGTGGCGAACTCCTCGGCCAGCGCCTTCATCGCCGTGCCAACCTGATCGGCATGGCGGACGGCGATCGCGAACGCCTCCTCCTCGGTCAGGTCGGGATGCGCAGGCGCCGCGAAGGCGCGCACGATCGTCGCCAGGTCGAACGCATCGAGTTCGTCGCTCGGCTTCATCCTGAAGAAGTCGAACCCTGCCTTCTTCGCGAGCGCGAGCGTGCGAAAATTCATCGCCAATTCGATAGTCTCGCCGGCTGCATCCAGCGAGACTTTGGCGTCGATCGGCGCCACCATTACGAGCCCGTCCGCTTCGTCAGCGTCATCGCCGAGGTCCACTTGGCGGTGATCGTGAACTGGCGCACATCGGCGCCGGGGTTCGACCGCCGCAAATTGTAGAAAAGCGCAGTGCCGATGGCATCGTAAACGTCAGCGCCCTGCTTGAGCACAATATTGTACGGCACCGACGCCGTCGAATCGTCGAGGGCCTCCAGCGTCGTCTCATTCGCCGATCCGAGTTCGTAATTGCCGGTGACATCGGTTTCGGTGCCTTCGCGGCGCGCGTTCTTCTTGAACTCCTTGAAGTCCCCCGAGCCCATATGCGTGGTCTCATAGGTCGTCTGATCGCCGCTGGGCAGATCGGTCAAGCCGTCGTCGTCGTCGAGTTCGGCGACCTCGGTCCAGGTCGTCCCGTCGAGCGAAACGTAGAATTTGGTGCCATCGCCGCTCGTCGCGGCCGATAGCGTGGCCGTGTCGGGCACGGTCGTGGTCGGCGTGTCAACCATTGTCGGTCTCCTGCATGTGGGGGATGATCGCGTCGATTTGATCGCGATGGATGAATTGCGTGTCGGCCTGTTCGGAAAGGTCGGTGATCGAGACATCGCGCGCCGGCCAGAAACGGGCATCGGCCGCCACGGCCTCGACGCCGATCAGCGCGAGGATGGCATCGCGCAGCGCGGCCTTCACCGGCGCGCTGGCCGCCATCACGTCGATATAGACGCGCGTCGGTATCCAGCCCTGCCAGCCGGTCATCGTCCGCCCGCGCGGATCATAGGCGACCGTCAACACGATCGCGGACGTGAACGCACCTTGCGGGCGCACGCTCCAATCGACACTCGACGCCGCCGAAACCACCTCCGGCAGCGCCTTGACCCGCGCCCGCAGCGCCGTCTCGAAACTCACGTCGGCCCCGCATCGGATGCAACGGCCACGATCTCAATCCCTTCGCGCCGACCGATCTCGTTCGTCTTCTTGATGTCGAACACGCGTCCGTCATCCTTGGCCGGGAAGCGCAGCCGGTAATCAGCCGGGCCGTTGTCGATCATGTCGGCAAGCGCCGACTGCCACCTGATGCGGAACGTCGCGGGCGTCGTCGCGGCGCGCCCGATCGCTTCGCGGGCCTCTTTTCCGCCGCCGGGGATGAACTGCGTCCACACTGTCGTCAGCGCCGCCCAGGTCTCGACCTCGTTATAACCGTCGTCGACCAGCGTTCGCTTTTCGATCCGCACGCGCCGATCGAGCTTCCCGGCCTGCAACACACCCATCAGAGCACCGGCATCCGATAACGGTCGCACAGCGCCGTAAAGCCGAGCGACAGCTCGCCCGAGGCTCCATTCGTCATCACTGCCTCGCGGTTGCTGTAGAGGTGCGCCAGAAACATCATCGCCGCCGCGATCAGCGCCGGCGGGCACCCGCCCTCGGGATAGCCGGCATCGAACGTCACCTCCACGTCCCTGCCCCCCACCGGCCACGCTGCGCCCGCCGCGGGGGTCAGCCCGCCCGCGCTATCGACCCGCCATGCGCCCGCCGTCATTGTCTGGGCGCCGCCCGCCGCGTCGATATAGGCGATCGCCGTCGCCGACAGCATCGCCGCCGGCCCGACGCCCACCCGCATCCGATCCCCGAACGCCGCGAACCGCGCCTTCATGCCCGCGACGGGCGCAAGCCGCACATTCGTATACTGCTCGACCATATCGATCGAAGCATCGCGCAGCGCGCTTATCAGAGCGTCCTCATCGTCCCCATCGACGCGCAGATGCGCCTTCACCGTCGCGATCGGCAGCAGCGCTTCGCCATACCCTTCGGCCCAGGCTGAAGGGAGCAGGGTGAAGAGCATGACGAAGCGCCCGCCGCCAGATCAGGCCTGGTCGGCTTCGGGCTGGCTATAGCCGTGCCCGAGGATCGCCAGCGCCGCGATCGGGGTGCCCGTTCCGTGCGTCCCGCTGAACTTGGCGAGCAGCTTCAGATACCGGCGCCCCCCCTTATAGCCGAACCGATGGACGGTCGGGTCCGCATGCGCACTGGTCAGCGCCTTGATGACCCCGCCTTCGCCGACGTCCACCGCACCGAGCACGTCCGACGCATCGACCGCGACATACGTGTCGTCGTCATCGCTGTGCGTCAACACGAACTCGATCTTGTTCGTGCCCGAAAACGTGATCCCGCCCGCCCCGACCGCAAGCACGATCTCGGCCGCGTTATAGCCTTGCAGGTCGATCGCTGCGGGCGTTGTGGAGGCCGAAACCACCGCCGCGCCGATGACGCTGACGAGCGCCATGCCCGAATGGATGTCCTTCATCTCAAATTCCTTCATTTCCAAATAGAAAGGGCGGCGAGGTCGCCCCCGCCGCCCCGTCAGGCCGCTATGCCGCGCCGATCAGGCCGCGCACTTGAGCAGCTTGAGCGCCTCGAAGTTGGTGATCCCACCGCCCACGCGCTTCGTCGTGTAGAAATGCACGAACGGCTTGTTGGTGTACGGATCGCGCAGCACCCGCGTACCGATCCGATCGAGCACCGTGTAGGCGCGCTGGAAATCGGCAAAGGCGACCGGGAACTTGCCCGCCTCCAACTTGTCCATATTGTCGTCCGTGTGGACCGGTTTACCCAGGATCGTGCCAACCGTGGCGCTCCCCGAGGGCGGCGACCACAGGTAATTGCCGTCCCCGTCCTTCCACTTGCGCATCGTCCCCATCACCGGGTCAGAAGTCAGAAATACCGCGCCGTTGCGATATCCCTGCTTGAGCCCGTAATAGAGGTCGATCAGCGCATCCGCCGGGTCGGCGGATGCGAAGCCCGCCGCACCGCCGGATTTGACGAACCCGATCTTGCCCCAGGCATACGAAGCATTCGCCACCGTATCATAGGCCAGGATGCCGCGCGGCTTGCCCACGCCACTGCCACGAATGAAGGCGGCGCCTTCCTGCTCGGCGAACTCGATCGCCACTTCGCCGGCAAGCCAGGCCGCAATATCGACCATCGCATCGTCGAGCAGCGTCTGCGTCGCCGCCGGGTTGGCATAGAGTTCCGCCGTCGTCAGCGCGATCTCGCGCAGCTTGGGTGTCTCGGTTTCCGGGCGCGCCTGCTCTTCGCTCACCCAGCCCGAGGTTGCCCCACCGACGCCGACGAGCTTCTTGTACGTATCGGTCCCGATCGAAACGACCCGCGAAAGGCCGCGCATCGCAGAGACGGTGCCCAGCACGCGATCGATCCCCTTTTCCATCTCCTCCGGCACCAGATAGCCGCCGTCCGGGTCCGATTGCGTCGTGAGCCCGGCTTTGACCTCAAGCTCGCGAACATCGGCGTCGATCGCGCGGTCACCCTTGCGGAACCAGGTGTTGAACACCTCGGCATGCTCCGCCGCTTCCGGGCTCACCCCCCCGGCGCCGCCCCCCAGCCGCAGCGCCGCGATCGTCGCCGCCTGAGCTTCATAGGACTTGGTCAGTTCGGTGATCGTGGCGTTGATGCGGTCGACATGCTCGGTCAGCACCGTGTCATCGACCTTCGCATTGAGCGACTCGTCGTGCTTGGCCTTGAACGTCTCGAACGAGGTGTTGATCTCGGCGAGGATTTCCTCGGGCGTCGAGGCCTTGGCTGCGGGCATCGCCGCCACCGAACGAGGCCGGGCCGCGCGCAGCGCATCCAGATCGATCGTCGGCGCGATAAGCGTCATGGTCGGGGCGGCCTTCCTGGCGAAGGGCGCGACAAGAACCCACGCTGCCGAAAGCAGCGCGCTCATGGACATCTTCTTCATTTTTTGTCTCCGTCAGACTTTCAGCGTGTCGAGCAGACCGGCAAGAGCGCCCGTCCACTTGGGATCGGCAGCGCCGGGCGTGCCGATCGGGGCAGCGCCGGGCGTGCCCTTGATCTTGTTGATGCGAGCCCGCGCATCGCGGCGGCTATGGCCGGCGCGCACAAGCGTCAGTTCCAGCGCGCGCAGTTCGTTTACCTCGCGGTCGCTCGCCTGCGTTTCTTCGTCGCGGACCATCTGATCAGCGGGCAGCAGCGCATCGGCAAAGCCGCGCTCGATCGCCGTCGATCCTGACATCCACGCTTCATCGTCCATCCACTTCGCGATCTGCGCTGCATCGGCACCGGTACGCAGCGCATACAGGTCCACCATCGCCTGATCGAACGGCGCCAGCCATTCGGCGACCTCCGCCATGTCATGCCGGTTTCCGATCGCCATCACCCAGCAATTGTGGATCATGATAAAGCTGGAAACGCCGATCTCAACGCGATCGCCCGCCATCGCGACCAGCGACGCGGCAGACGCCGCCATCCCCATCACCTTGACCGTGATATCCTGCGGATGCTCGCGCAGCACGTTGTAGATCGCGATCCCTTCGAACATATCGCCACCCGGCGAATTGATCTGCACCTCCACGGGCCGATCACCGATCGCGCGCAGTTGCGCCGCCACCTTCTTCGCGGTGATACCGCCACCGGTCCAGAAATCCTCGCCAATATCCTCGAACATCGTGATCACGTTGTCGCCGCGCTCCAGCGCGCGCACGCCCGCCGCATCCTCGCCCCACCGGTCATAGACGCTCGCCGGCGCGAACGCCGACACGCGACGATCCGCCGGCATCGGCAGCGCACCGGGGCGCGCCTTCGCCATCACGCGTGGAGGCATGCTAAGCATCGTCATCGTCCTCTTTTCCGGTGCCGCCACCGATTTTGACAGCGGCGTTCGAATTGAGCGGCGCGTCGTAATCGTCGCCACCCTCGATCGGGTTCATGTCCTCAAGTCCGCGAATGTCGTTCTTCGAAAGCCACCCGCCGTTGCGGCCGATCTGATAGGCGGTATAGCGGGTCTTGATGTCGCCCTTGATCAGCGCCCCGCGCTTGATCCGCATGTAAAGGCCGTCGTCGGCGGGGGCGTCGAGACAATCGACGGTGACGCCCTCTTCCCACATCGTGAAATCATCTTCGACGCCGAAGGTCACGAACCCCTGCGTTTGTTGCTCGATCCCCGTGCCCCAGCTCGTCGACTTCTCGGTGTCGCCGTACATATGCGGCGGCACACCATAGACCATGCCGATGTCACTTCGCGACAGCTTGCGTGCCTCGATCCACTGCGCGTCGACGGCGGTCATTCCCATGCGAACCCAGTCCATCCCCTCTTCGAGGATGATGGTTTCGCCATCGCGGGCGCCGCCGGTGCGGAACTCCTGCATGTCGGCGCGCAGCCGTGCATGCGCTTCTTCCGTCAGCTTTTTCGGGTGCTTCAGCGCCGAAGACACATTCGCGCCGTTTTTGAAGACGGTCGCCCCATGCCGTTCCATCGTCAGCGATGCGCCGATCGATTCCCGCGCATAGGTGATCGGCGTCACGCCACGGAACCCGTCGAACGTCAGCTTGAACAAGTGCAGGATGTCTTCCTGCGCGAATGCCGTCTGCCGCCCGTCCTTGCGCGTCCAGGTATAACGGAGGCTCAGATCGTCGAGCTGCTCCACCCGAACTCGATCGGGATGCAGCGGAATCAGCGCCATCACCCGGCCACGCACGTCACGCACCTTCAGCGCGTAGGCATTCCCGCGCAGCAAGACATGCGCCTGCATCATGCGCTTGAACTGCGCCGGCTTCTGCCAGCGGTTCGGCCGCCGATTGAGCACGCTCCACATCGGAACGTCAGTCGCATTCACGCGCGTCCGATCGTCCACCCGCCGTTTGATCTGCATCGGCAGCGTCGCGGCGACGCCCGAGATCAACGACACGCACCGAAAGACGACAGCGACCCGCATTGCCGTTTCAGGTGTCACCGCCGCGCCGCTCGCCGACAGATTGCCGTCCCGCAGCGCCGCTTCCAGGTCGGCGGGCGATGTGATCAACACACCCTCCCCCGGCGTCGCCGCCATTGCGCGCGGCGACGCGCTCGGCGGTGCGCCGAGAAGGAACGACATCAAACCCATCCGGCTCAGACCTTCTTCAGCCCGCGGTCGCCGCTATAGGCGGAAACGCCCGCGGCCTCGGGGTTGAGGCTCATCAGCATCGCGCCCGAAAACATCGCCGCCACCGGATCGATCTTTGCGCTCGGGGATTGCTTGGTGATCGCCACGCCGCTTGCTCCCCTTGGTTCCTGTTTCACATTACCGACACACCACGCCATCAGCGCGGTGCCGCCGTGCCGCACCGTCCGCGCGGCCGTCTTTCTCGCCAGTCCCTTGATGGCGCTGCTCAGGCGCCATCCCTGCGGGATCGCCTTCAGCGCATCATCCTCGAAATCACGCTGCGCCAGCTCGTCGACGAGCGCCGCGACGCCCGCGGGATCGAGCCCGATTGCTTCGGTTGCGGGGAACAGCCCCGCATCGCGCACCTTCACCAGCACATCGACAACGCCGCGGATATCCTCCGTCAGGTCCGATTCCGCATCACCATCGTCATCACCATCGGTCGCCGCCGCCAGCGCCTCGGGATCGTCATCATCGGGCAGTTCGCACCGCGTCAGCGTGCCTTCGGCGATGCACTCGTCCAGCTTGGTCACGATGTCCTGTCGCCGCTTCCACACGATCGACCATGCCCACGCATGCGCCCAGATCAGCCAGCGTTTCGATCCCTTCTCGCGCCCGATCAGGCACAGCCCCAACAGATCGTCGAGCCCGCCGCCATCGATCCCGGCAACGATCACCTCGCTGCGCCGGATCAGATCGTCCAGCGTCAGGCTCTTGTCCGCCGCGCGATCCCAGAACGCCGCCCCCGTCCACCGATCCCGCGACAACCGCGTCCCGATCTCGACATTCAGATGCTTCGCGAGAAATATCTGGAGCACGCCCGATTCGTCGCGCTCGGCCTCGATCAGCTTTTCAGCCAGCCATTCCGCATCAACCGATCGGCCGATGTTCGGGTTCGTCACGTAGAAATTAGCCGGGTTTCGATAAGCCCGACTGTCAATCATGGGCTGGGGATACTCGTAGAGCATCCCGAACTTGCGCTTGTCGACGATCGCGCCGTCGCGGATCGCCCGAAACAAATCGAGCTTGCTTTTCATCACGCCGCGCGGCGCTTCGTCACTATGCGTCGTCAGATAAACGCCGAACCCTTCGGGTCGGCTGATCATCCCGCCCATCGCCTCCATCAGCATCGCCGCGGCCTTCGGGTTTTTACCGAACAGCCAAAGCTCTTCGACCAGAATAAATCCGGCCTTCTTGCCACCGACGATCTCGCTGTCGGCCGCGACAACCTTCAACTCGGCGTTGGTCACCAGGTGCTTGATCGTGCGCAGATGCTCGATCGGCTTCATCAACAGTACCAGTTCGGGGTCCGCCCGAACCATCCCCATTGCGGGCACGAAGACGTTGTTCGCGATCTCCTTCGTCGGCGCCAACACCAGCAGCTCGTTGGCGTGCCGCGAATTGAGTACCGTCGCCGTCACCATGATCCCGGCGGCGATCGTCGATTTCGCGTTCTTCTTGCTGATCAACAACATGAACTCGTTGATCAACTGGCGACCCGCTTCGGGATCGTATGCCCCGAAGATCGCCGCGACGAAGTCGAACACGAACTGTTCGCACGCCTCGCCGAACGTCGGCTGCCCCGGCACATCGACGATACGCAGCCCTTTGAATATCTCCAGCGCGCGCGCCGCCTCGGCCGGAAACAGCGGCGCAAAAGGCACGAGGCTCTGGCGCGCCACAATCCGCTCCTGCCAGTCGGGGCAGGCAGTCGACCATTCAGGCGCGCCGCTCATTGGATCGTCGGCGTTGCCCGCGGGCTATACTTTCCGGCGATTTCGTGCGCGGCTACCTTGGCGGCCTCCTTCTTGCCGAGCTTTGGTGCCTTCTCGGCTTTGGTGCCGCGATCCCTCACCCGCTCGGACAGTTCGGCGAGCCCGGCCTTGTCGAGCCGCTTCGCCAGTTCCTTGTTCGCAGCCACGTTGCCCTTGTCGATCTCGCGCACGAGCCCGACGAGCAGCTTCCCTTCGACCTTCAGCTTCGCCGCGGCATGGTCGCGCAGCTCGCGGGAATAATGCTTGCGCAGCGTCTTCGCGGTGATCGACAGCGCCGCCGCGATCTCATCGGGCGACTTCCCCACCGCCGCAAGAAGCACGCATTTCTGCCGGCTTTCGATCGTCGGCTCGTGCGGCGGTCGCCCCCGCCCCCGATGCCCCTCAGGCACCGGATCGCCGAACAAGTCAAAATCCCAACCCGACAAGAAAAAAATCCCCACATGAGGACAGCAGCGGTCCGCGCCGCGCCGCCCTTCTGAACTTTCGACCACCCCCCCCTCAGCAGTCCGCGCGCTCCTCGCGCTGCTTCGCGCCTGAGTGGCACGAGGCGCAAAGCGTCCACAGATTGCTTTCATCCCAGAACAGCGCGGCATCGCCGCGATGCGGCGTGCGGTGATCCGCCACGAGCTTCGACGTGTCGCCCTCGATCCGCTGGCAGCGCTGGCAAGTGAAGTGATCGCGCACGAGCACGCTCCACCTGAGCGCCCGCCACCGCGCCGTCTTGTACCACTTGCGCCAGACGCGCCCGCCGCGCACCCGATCGACCGCCGCGCGATCGACAGGCGCCGACGCCAGCTTCGGCCGCACCGTCGTCAGCCGTGATCGGATCGACGTGAGCCTGGCCATGAGTTCTCAAAACGCGAACGACCGGCGAAGCCAGAGCCGCGCCGGTCGTTCGAGGGTAGGGAGAGATACAATGCAGAGCCGCACCCACAGGCCCAACTCAGCGTGACAAGAAATAGCCCCAAAACACCCCATTCGCGAACAGGTAAAATTTCACAAATCGCAAATTTCAGGGGTTGACACGCTCGCCAGTGGATTTCCGCCACTCAGCGCCACGCAAATCCGGTTGATCGCGCGCCCATACCGCATCCGCAACCCGTCCGCCCCACGTTTCACCCCCATCGGCGCCAGCAGATCGCGCCACGCCACCGCCCGCTCGCCCCGCGCGAGCCGCCCGATCGCGAGCCCCACCAGCTTGCGGTCGCGGTCGGGCACGAAGCGCATCCAGCCCAACGCCTCTTCCATCTCGCCGATCTCCTCGCGCGTCGCGGGCGGCACACGCGGCACGGCATCGGGGTCGGTGTCCGCATAGTCGCCAAAATGATTGTGCCGCCAGATATCGGGCCACAGCGACCGCACCCGCTGCCACCCGCGTTCGCGGTCAGGCATCCGCCACAGCATGATCATCGCCTCGATCAGCCGATCCTGCACCATATCGAACGTCCAGATGGCCGGAAGGAGGGCTCCTTCCAATGGAACCACGCTGCCATCCCCCTGTCCTTCCACTTTCGTCATCGCCGCACCTCGCATTTTTGGCGCTTTTCCGCCGTTCTTGTCGTTAGTGATCTGATCGAAAGATCAGTTTGGAAGGAGTGGAAGGATAATTGAGGGTATCTATCGTGCGCGCGCATGCGCGCGCACATGGCGGGGGTGGGTCGCAAACGGCTTCCAGTCCTTCCAATAGCGCAGGAAACAGCCATATTCGTCCTTCCAATCGTCCTTCCACGCGGAACCCGCCCTCCTTCCAAATCGGCATCATCAGGGCGGCAGATCGTCATAATCGGGTCCGGGATCGTCACGCGGCCCCGATCGCGATCGCCCATCGCCCTCCTCGTCGAAGTCGCTCGCGGCCCTGGTCATCGCGATATCGAGCCACTGCATCCCGTTCGACGCCTTCTTCTCGAACCCACGATCCTCCATCGCCTTGGAGAAGCCCTGCGGTTGCCACTCCGCCGCCCCCGTGGCCTTGCACCACGCCGTGAACAGCGCGAACAGCAGCGACGATTTCGATCGCGCGCCCGCCTCGGGGCGCGTGCAGGCGGCAAGGAACCGCCCGAGCTGATCGCTCTGCTCGCGGTACTTCGCGGTCGCCGCGATCACCTCGTCGGGCGCGATCAACCCGTTCATCTTCCAGTCGAGCAGCCCCGCCAGCAACCGGTTGAGCACGCCCGACGCTTCCTTGCGCAGCTTTTCGGGCAGCTTGGCGTCCACCGCGCTTTCCTCGATCTGCACCGCCCACGGCACCAGCATCATGCGCCGCCAGATGCCGTCGTCATGCCCGGTGATCTTGGGTTTGTGGTTTCCCTGGACCGACAATTTGAACGACGGCAGGAAGGTGAAGAACGATTTGTTGAGGTGGCGCGCGTCGATCGGCTCGCCGCCGGTGACGAGCTTGATCAGCGCCTCCGCCAGCTTCGCGCCCTTCTCGGGCTCGGAGGTGCGCAGGAACCGAACGCCGGGCAGGCGTGCCAGATCGGGCGTCGCCTCCCCGCCCTTACGCCCGCGCCCCTGGTCCAGAAACGTCTCGATCGCGACGCTCGCGCCGTAATCGCCAGCGATCGTCGCCCACAGGTCGTTCAGCGTCGACTTGCCGTTCCGCCCGCCGCCGTGATGGAACACCAGCTTCTGCTCGCCGATATCGCCCGTCAGGCTCAGCCCGCCCCACTGGTGGAGGAACCGCCGCATCGTCTCGGCCGGCTGCACCGTGGCAAGGAAATCGTCATAGGCCGGCGCCGCCGCGTCGGGATCATAGGCCACAGCGGCGATCTTGCTGATCAGGTCGTCCGGCCGATGCGCGTCCAGCCGGATCACCGGCTTGTTGCCGTCGAGCCCGATCCTGATCGTGCCGTTGAGCACGTTGATCGCCATCCGGTCCCGATCCATCGCATCGGCGGCGATCGCGATATCGGTGAAGGCCTTGGCCAGATTGGCGATGCACCCGATCCGGCTCGCCCCCTCGCTCGATTTGGCGTGCGCTGCCAGCTCCTCGCTATAATAGACCGGCACCTTGTTATCGCCCGCGCCCTTCCACCGCGTCACGAAATCCATCCGCGCCGGGTCGTCCTTATCATCCTCGCGCAGCCCGCTTGTCGCGACCAGTTTGGCCTCGTTGCGGATCGCGCGCACCGTCTCGAACACCGCCAGGCTCACTTGCCCCGGCACCTTGTCCTTTTCCTCGCTCAGCAGCGCCCACCGCCGCCTATCCCAAACGAACCATCCCAGTTCGTTGCAGAAACGGAACCGCCACCCGTGCCGCGCGCGGAACCGTTCGGCATTGCCGAGATCGGTCAGCGGAAACAGCGCGCAGCGCCGGTCCATCTCGGCATCGGGCTCGGCGACGATCCGCCCCCCGCGCGCCCCGACAACGAAAGCGCCGCTTTCCATTCCGTTCTGGAAGGAGGCGTCATCCACCCTGTCGGGTGCGGGTGCGGGGCCAGCCTGCGCCGCCAGATCGTCGGCATAAGCCTCGGTCGGCGGCGCGATCGCCGAAGGACCGGCAGAGCGGACGCTATCGCGTCCGCGCGCCATAGGACCGCCTACGGCGGTCAGGTCGCGGGGCTTCGCGATACCGTTGTTGAGTCCGTTTTCGATCGCCCCCTTGTGCGTCTCGAACGCCGCCGGATCGAACCCGCGCACCACGTCGAGCAGCGCCGCCCGCACGATCGATTCGGAAAGCGCGCCCGCGCCCACCAACTGGCCCAGGTTGAACGCCGCCCAATAGGCGCCCTGGTTGCGCCCGCCGTGCCGCCCGCCCCCGCGCGGCGTCCCCGCCAGCTCGCGCACCTCGGCATCGAGCGCATTGAGCGCATATTTGCGGTGCGCCTCGTCCAGATCGACCGTGACGCCCGCCGGCCGGGGCGGCGGCGCAGCCGCACGCGCGGCGTCGGCCGATCCCTTGCGCGGCGGCGGCGCGCGCAGCGCCTCGATCAGCGGCGCCGGCATCGCGCTGATCCCCGCCTCGGCATCGCCGCGCAGCCAGCGATACGGCCCCGCCGCGTTCCGGGCGTCGCCGTCGCACACGCTCGGCGGCACGATCACATAGCCGCCAAGTCCGCGCACATCGACATGTTCCGGCAGCGTGCCCTTGTTGCCGATCGGCGCGCCCTCGGGCTGCTGGAAATAGCAATGCACCCCGCCCGATGGCGTCCGCACCGCAAGGCTGGTCGGCAGCGCGCACCCGATCTGTGCTTCGACATCGACCTTCAGCCGGTCGAGCGTATAGGTCTCGGTCGTCACCTCGCCCGTCTCGGGATCGACGATCTCGTCGACGCGCGGATCGAAATCGACCACCAGCATCCCCGCGCGCCCCACCGACACGCCGATCATCGCGCGCGGCCAGCGCCGCCACCACGCGGCGATCAGATCCTCATCAATTGTCGCCTTGGTCACCCCGCCGCTGTTCGGAATCGGCTTGCCCGCCGCATCCTTGTCCCTGGGCAGCAGCGGACGTTTGTTTTTTGGGCTGCACGGAAACACCGGCCAGCCCCGGCGCGCATAAGCGAGCGCCGCATCGAGCAGCGCGGCGGGTTGGTCGGTCACAGGCAAGGATCATCCCCGGTAAATACGCAAAGCGGGTCGGCGCCAACCTGCACGGTCGGCCGGCGAACAGCGGCTAGAACGGCACGTCGTCATCCAGATCGTCACGGGCGCCCGCATCAGCCGCCGCCTCTGGCCCGCTGCCGGCATCGCCGCCGCCGCCCGCGCCGGGCGTGTCGCCATAACCCGAATAATCGTTCCGGCCGGGGCCGCCCTGCGCCTTGTCGAGCAGCACCAGCGATGCGTTGAACCCGCCCAGCACCACCTCGGTCGCGTAGCAATCCTGCCCCGCCTGATCCTGCCATTTGCGCGTGCGAAGCTGGCCTTCGAGATAGACCTTGCTGCCCTTGCGCAAATAGCGCTCGGCAACGGTCACCAGCCCCTCGCTCATGATGACGACGCGGTGCCATTCGGTGCGCTCGCGCTGCTCGCCCGACGTCCGATCCTTCCACCGCTCCGATGTCGCGAGCGACAGCGTCACCATCTTGCCGCCGGTCTGGAAGGTCCGGCTTTCGGGGTCGCGCCCCAGATTGCCGACCAGAATCACCTTGTTGACACTGCCACTCATCTATTGACCCTCCACCGCGGCGCCGTCCTTGCCAACGGTCACCCAAATTCCGCCCCGCGCCTCGGCGAACGGCGCGGCATCGATTTCGCCCGCGCCCATCGCCTCCTCATCCTCGGTCAGCATCCGCGCCTCGACGATCCAGAAGCACTCGCCGCGCTTGTATTCGAGCAAACCCTGCGCGATCGCCGCCTCGCGCGAGGCGCAGGCGCACATCTCGTCGTCATCCTCGTCCATGCCGAGATACCAGGTCCAATCGCCGAATTTGGTCACGACACCGCCTCCCCGCTCATGATCCGATCGTCGCGCCAGCATTCCAGCCCCATCTCGATCAGCGCGGTGACGAAGGTCGGCAGGTCGCGTCCGTCGATCCTGGCCGCGCGGATCACCGCCGCCGAAACGCGCGGTTTGCCCCCTGCTGCGGGTTCGGGCGGTGGCGGCGACGGTGGAGGGGCCGGCGCCGCCAGGCTCGGGTGCGACGGATAGCCGAGCCGGATCATCAGCGATCGGTGCCGCTCGGCCGTCCACGGCGCCCGCACCTGCGCCTCGCGCTTCAGCTTCGCCGCCAGCACCGCCGGCAACGCGGCGCGTGTCGGAAACGCCGCCATGAACGCGCGCACCCGCTCGGCCGTCGCCGCCTTCAGCGTCCCGCGCTTGCGCAGCAGCGGCACGAACCCGCCGTGGTTGAGCACCATCTGCCCCAATTGGCCCGACGTCGATCCCGACGCTTTGGTCCACGCGATAATCTCGCGCAACAGCGCTTCGGCGTCAGGAGTCCCCGCTGCCATCACGCCATCCCCATCGCTGTCAGGTAGAGATCGAGGATCGCCTGCTCTTCCTGATAGGCGTCCTTGTCCTTCTTGCGGATCGCGATGATCGCGCGGATCGCCTTGGCGTCGTATCCGCGCGATTTGGCCTCGGCCATCACGTCCTTGATGTCGTCGGCGATGCCCTTCTTCTCTTCCTCAAGCCGCTCGGCGCGCTCGATCAGCAGCCGCAGCTCGTCCGCAGCGATATTGCCGCCCGCACGGTCGCGCCGCGCCAACGGGTCGCTCGCGATCTGCGGCGCGCGATAAAGAATCGTGTCGTCGGCCCGTTTCAACGGGCGCCACCCAAGCCCCTTCAGCGCCCCGACGATCGCGCGCTTCGACGGCTGCGCATCGCGGATATGCGCCGGCATCCGCTCGATCAGCGCGAACAGCGTCAACGCCACCTCGCCCTCGATCGCCGCCGCCACCGCATCGGGCACCTGCTCGGCAAGGCTCTTCTTGGTCATCCGCCGGCCCCCACCATCTCGGCGGCCGTATCCTCGGCCAGCCGGCACAGCGTCGTCATCAGCGTACCGCCAGCGCCCGGCGCGATCATCTTGAGGTCGATCAGCGCCGCAACCATCGTCCCAAGCTGCATCGCCGCGCCCATCGTCGCCGCCATCACATCGGCCTCCTCGGGGTGACGGTCGCCATGATCCCGGCTCGCCGCCGTCATCGCCATCGCGTGGCGCCGCGCCGTCTCCGCCATGCCCCGATGATCACAGGTCACGCTGCATCCTCCCCGAACAATTCGGGCGGCCGGTCGTCGAGCGAGGTCAGGTTGCGCACTGCCTGCGCGAAATAGCTTGGCTTCAGCTCGATTCCGAGCCCGCGCCGTTTATGCTCGGCGGCGACATAGATCTCGCTGCCGATCCCCGCGAACGGGCTCAGCACCACGTCGCCGGGGTTGCTCCACAGGTCGACGCAACGCCGGATCACCTGGAGCTGGAGCGGCGCGATATGCCGCTCGTCGGCCCCGTCCCGGCCGCCGCGATATTGCAGCGTGTCACCGCTGGCGATGTCGTCCCACACCGGCGACGCGTAGCGCTGCCAGATCGCGATCGACCGCACGTCGATCGGGTTGGCGCGCGGGTTCGTCGAACCTGCCGCGGCATCGGCATCGACCGCCGCCGCACCCTCGCCATGATAATCGGTGAGCGGCCCCGCCACCGGCTCAGGGTTCACGCCGTCCTTGCGCAGCGTGACGACATAATCGGCGAACCCCTGCCGACTCATCGCACTGTCTTTCTTCACCTGCTTATGGAGCAGCCCCAGCGCCTTGGTCCGCTGCATCGCGGTCACCGGGTCTTTCCAGATGCACACCCGCGAATGGAATACGAAGCCGACAGCCTCCGCCGCGCGGATCAGGTCGCCGGGGAAATCCCACGCGCCGATCACGCCGTTGCGCGCCTTTGATCGCGGCATGTCCATGCAGTGCATCGACACCAGCCGCCCCGGCTTCAGCAATCGGAACAGCTCCGCCAGCACGAAGCCGAAATGCACGAAAAACTCGGCGTCGGTGCGGCAATTGCCGAGATCGCGATCGCTGTTCGAATAGGTGTAGAGCGAACTGAACGGCGGCGAGAATACCGAATAGCCGACGCTCTCGTCGGGCAATTGGCGCATCACCTCGATGCAATCGCCGTTATACAGCGCCCAGCCCTCGCCCTCGCGATAATCCAGCGCTTCGATCATGCCGCCACCAGAAAGCTCGGGGCCGCGACGGCCCGTGGATGATAGGGCGCGCGCTCGCGTGCCAGCGGCCGCGCATGAACGTCGGAAAAGCCCGCCATCGCGTCGACCATCGCCGCCATCATCGTCGCGGCCTGCGCTTCCTTGCGCCTGAGGTTCGCGACGACGGCGCCCTCGGCCTGCGCGGCGATCAGATGCGCATCGACGGCGCTCATCTGCCCGAACCGCCAGAACCGCCGGAGCGCCTGATAGAGCTGCTCGAAACTGTCGTTGAGCCCGACGAAGACGGTATCGTGGCAATGCTGCCAGTTCATCCCGAAACCGCAGATCGATGGCTTGGTCACCAGCACGCGCAGCCGCCCTTCGGCGAAATCGGCCAGCACCTCTTCCTTGCGCCCCTCGGGGTCGCTGCCGCGCACCTCGATCGCGCCGGGGATCGCCCGCGCCAGCGCGCTGCTTTCGTCGTTCAGGTTGCACCAGGCCACGCACGGCCGATCGTGCGCCACCGCCAGCGCCGCGCCAGCTTCGACGCGCGCACCGATCGACGCGCGCCGCGCCGCCAGCCGCTCCTGCATCGTCCGCGCCTCCAGCGGAAACAGCATCCCGCGCGCGCTATCGGCCGCAAACGGGCTGGCGACCGTCACCTGATGCGTCCTGAGCGGCGGCAGCACATAGCCCTCGTCCGAAAAGCCGAGGTCGGCGGGCGAGTTGAGCATCACCGCCCAGCTCGCCACCCACCGCCAGAAATCGCGCTCGGCATGGCGCTTCAGCCGCCATTTCGAGGTATCGCCGCCGTCGTGGATGAAGAACGTCGCCAGCATCTCGGCGTGCGTCATCACGCCGAGGAACTCGGCGTGATTGCCCAGCTCCATGAAGTCGTTGGGTGCCGGCGTCGCCGATGCCGCCAGTCTGAACGGCACCTGGGCACAACGCTCGATCAGCGCATTGCGCGTTTTGCCGTCGAATGCCTTCAGGATCGAACTCTCGTCGAGCCCGACGCCGCCGAACGCATCGATCTCGAACCGGTCGAGCTTGTCGTAATTGGTGACGTAAACGCCCGCACCGCCGATATCGTCGGCCGACGCGGCCCGCCGCACCTCAAGCCCGAACTTGTCGGCCTCCCTCACGAACTGCGGCGCCACTGCCAGCGGCGTCAGCAGCAGGACAGGGCGGTTCAGATGGCGCGCGACGGCATCCGCCCAGGCGATCTCCATCAGCGTCTTGCCCAGCCCCGTCCCCGCGAACAGCGCCGCGCGTCCACGCCGCAGCGCCCACGGCACGATCGCGCCCTGAAAATCAGCCAGCGATGATGGCAGGCCGGAAGGTTCGGCGATCCCCGTCATCGGGTCCAGCGCGGCTTTAGCCGCCAGAAAATCGGTATAGGAGGGCTGCGCGCTCACGACAGCGCCCGCTCGGCCGCGGGCAGGTCGCCATCCTCGAACACCCGCGCGAACATCGCCCGCGCCAGCCCCAGATCGCCCGCGCGAACATATCGGATGCCATCCTCGATCGCGCGCTCATTTGCGCCGTCGACCTTGCATTCCTCGGCGGCTTTGATGATCGCCTCATCACCTAACGCGTCGATCACCTCATCTTCGTCGACGACACAATCGAGCGCGATCTCATCATCCGCGCTATCGAAAATGCCGCTCTTGCCTGCCGCGATATTCTCCAGCCACGCGCGGCCGGAGAAACCTGCATCCATCAACGCCTTGGCCAGTTCGTCGGGCGAAAAGCTTTGTTCGAATGTAATCGTGCGCATCATCCTTCTCCCTCAAGCCCGCATCGGCATGATGACGGCGAGCACGTCGGGGTCTTTGTCCGACACGATCCGAACCGCCGCGCCCGGCCCGTCGATCGCCGCGCTCAGCACCGCCCCCTCGGCGAACACGCCGCACACCTGCGTCAAAAGCTGCGAATTCATGCCGAAGCGGATCGGCTCGCCCACATAGGTCGCGGCGAACGGCTCGCTCGCGCTCGATCCCGCCTGATCGCGCGCCGAAAGCTCGTGCTCTTCACCGGGCGCGAGATCGAACGCGATGCCGCGATGCTTGATCCTGTCGCCCTCGGCATTGACGACCGCCGTCACCGCCGCGGCGGCGTCCACCAGCGCATCGCGCACCACCGACAGCCGGTTTTTGCCCTCGGCGGGGATCACCCGCGTGTAATCGGGGAAGGCGCCGTCGACGAGCTTGCTCCACACCGCGATCCCCGGCAGGTCGATCGTCAGCAGCCCCTCGGCCACCGCGATCGCCACATCGGCCTCGACCTTGGCGAGCAGCTTGCACAGGTGCGTCACCGTCTTGGCGGGCACGATGATATCCGCCATCTTGCTCGCGCCCTTCGGCGCGGCACATTCGGCGCGGATCAGCCGCAGACCATCGGTCGCCGCCGCGCGCAGCTTGCGGTCGGCGATATGGAGGAGCACGCCGACCAGATAATACCGCGTTTCCTCGTTCGACATCGCGATCCGCGTCGTCTCGAACAGCCGCAACAGCCCCTTCGCAGGCATGGTGAAGCGCAACGCCGTCTCCGGCGCCGTCCGCTTGGGGAAATCGTCGGCGGGCAGCGTCGTGATCGTCCGCACGCCGCGCCCCTGCCTGATCGTCAGCGCCGACCGCCCGTCGACCGGCGCGATCGTCAGCGCGCCGGGCCTGAAGCTCGCCACCGCCGCCAGCACCTTGTCCTTCGGCGCCGTGGTGCGGATCGCGCCCGTCGCGGGCAGCGTGGCGCTCACTTCCACGTCCAGATCGGTGCCCGTCACCGTCATCACGCCGTCCTCGACGGCAAGCAGCAGGTTCGCCAGCACCGGGATCGTGTTGCGCGCCTCAACGACATCGCCCACCGCGCGCAGCGCCGCCAACAGCGCGTCGCGATCCACCTCGACGCTCACCGCATCCGGCGCGCCGTCCGCTTTCTTCTTCGCTGTCATCGGTCCTCCCTCACCAGCCCCGTCCGATGGCCGGTGGCGACGATCGTCACCTGGCGCAGCGTCGGCGCCTTCACCCGCTCGATCCGGATCCAGTTCATTTCCACCATCGCCGCCAGCACGCGCGCGATCTCGTCCACCGGCACGCGGGCACGGCTCGCGAGTTGCACGTCGGTCGGGCACGGCCGCCCCCAGCGCGCCGCGCGGCGCAGCGCCGGCATCACCGCGTTCATCACCGCCGCTTCACCGTCGATCGGCGCCTTGTCGGAAACCGGGGTCCGCGTGCCGCGCGTCGCCGCATCGATCGCGCGGCTCGATCGCTCCATCACGTAATTGCGCTGCGCCGTCCCGGCGATCGGCCGTTGCTTGAGGTGTACCAGCCCCATTTCGGCGAGCGAGCGCGCGCATGCCGCACCGGCCGCGCCCGGCGGCAGCCACGCCCGCGAGGCATAGATGAATTCATCGCCCGCGCGCGCCACCGCCAGCCACGTATCGATCATCCCGGCCGTCGCGATAACGCCCGCCGCCTCGTCGACCACCTCGGCCAGCGGCCCGATCGCATAGCGCGGCCGTTCGGCCTTTTCGCGAACACGCGCCATCATGCCGCCCGCCGCCCACATCGAGCAGAACCGTCGCGCGGCGCGACCGGATCGAACCAGCCGCCCGCCGCCGGCCGCCGCCAGTCGCGCCGGTCGATAAAATCGCTCGTCACCGCGCCGATCCGCTGCGCCAGATGCGCCGCCGGCACGATCTCGCCCGCCAAAATCCGGTCGACGAAGCTCACATGGCTGCCCATCGCCGCCGCAAACGCGTCATAGGCATCGGGGCCAAGCTGTCCGATCCACCACGCCAGCCGCCGCGCGCCCTCGTTGGGCACCGTCGCGATCAGGTGCATCCGGCTCATGCCTCCGCCTCGGCGATCGCTTCGAGCATCGCCTGCAACTGCACGCTCGCCTCGATCGCCTCGCGCGCTTCGCGCAGCAGATCGTGTTTCGAAATCTTGGCGGCGGTGATTTGCCCATTGCCCATCGCGTCGAACAGCCGCGCCGTCACTTCGCTCGCCTCCTTGGCGTGCCGCGCCGCGCAGGCGTTCAGATCGTCGCCGAGCCCCTGCGGGTCGGGCAGCGCGACGAACGCGCCGCCGTTGTTGCGGCACATCAGCCGCGTGATATGCGGCCACCCCGCGCGCTCGCGCGTCAGCGGCTCCAGGTCGAGCACCACGTCGAGCGCGACGAAGCTGTCGTCGTGGTTGACCGATTGGTTGTCGCCGAGCGTCGATTTGCCGACCCGGCACAGCCCCGCCGACGCCTCCAGCCCGCCGACGCCCTTGATCATCTCGGCGGTCGCCCGCTTGATGGCGAGCTTCTCGGGCGTCACGCCGCCACCTCGCTGGCGGAAACATGATCCGCCTTTCCGGCTGACGGCGGCACCGACTCGGCGGTATCGCTGTCGGCATGAAGAACATCGTCCGCCACGTCCGGCCGCCCGAGCGGAAAGACGACATCTTCGGCCGTAACGTCGAGGCCCAGCTCCTGCGCCTTTTCAAGCACGGCAGGCTGTCGCCCCGCCGGAACACGCCCGGAGGTCTTCCAGCTTTGCACGGTCGAAGGGGCCTCGCGTAGATGCTCGGCCATCGGCCTCACCCCACCAAATTTGTCGAACAGCGTCATCATGGGGTGAGCTTGTGCGATACATTCGCACAAGATGCAACGATTAATTCGCACATACAGCGTGCGAGTTTTTCGCCTAATGGGCAAATGACCGATCTAGGCCCCGTCACCGCCCGCCTGAAGGCATTGCGTGAACACGCGAAAATGACCGTGCGCGCCACCGCCGAAGCGTTGGACATGCCGTCATCCACCTATGCGGCATATGAAGACCCGAAAAAGTTCAAAAAGTCGCTGTTGCCCCTCCATCTCGCCGAGCGTCTCGCCGACATCTTCGAGCCACATGGCACCCCGCGCGATCTCATCATGGGACTTGCGGGGGTAACGGCCTCGGGAGCGCTCAAGGCTGCGCCCGAGGATTTGGCTGACCGCCTCGATGCCGTCCTGCTGCCCGAAATCGAGGTCGGCTATTCGATGGGCGGCGGCGCTGATATCAGTGATTACCCGGTTACGCAGATGGTGCCGTTCAGCCGGGCCTGGTTGAGCAACTTGACCCACTCGCCCGCATCGATGCTGTTCGTCGCACGCGGCGACGGCGACTCGATGATGCCAACCCTGCTCGATCAGGACATTGTGATCATCGATCGCTCGCAGCAGGTGATGAAGCAGCAGGATCGCATCTGGGCCGTCAGCTATGCCGGTTTCGGAATGATCAAGCGCCTGCGCCAACTCCCAGATGGCACGCTCCAGATCAACAGTGACAATCCTGCCGTGTCGCCCATCATCGCGAGCGACGGAGAAGCGTTTCTGATCGGCCGCGTCGTGGGCGTCATCAGGCGCATCTAGCGCGCAACCGCTTGTGCGATATTTTCGTTTGACTTTGTGCGACAGTTTCGCACATACGCGGTTCCGAAAGGAGCCGCACGCATGGCCACGCTTCCCAACCAAACCATCGATCCAGCCGACGATCATTCGATGCGCACCGCATGGGTCGATGACGATGGCACCTTCCACGCCGCGCCGGATTTCGACGCCACCCCGCTGACCAGCCCGGCGATCCTCGCCTCGCTCGATACGGCGGCGACCGAGGCCGCTTTCGATCCCGCGCTGCGCGACACGATCCGCGCCGACAGCCTCCCCGCCTATACCAACGACGCCGCCATCCCGACGCGCGCGCACCCGATGATGCGGCCTGCGCCCGACGACTGGCTGACAGACATCACCCGCTGGACGCTCGCCAATGGCGATCGCGTCAACCGCTGGATCGAAATCGCCGTTGTCGCCCTCGCGATCGCGATGATCGTCATGATGGCGTCCCGCGCGATCCCGGCCCTGCTGGCGGGGGCACTGTAATGAACGCCCCCTACGCCACCCTGCCCGAACTCCAGACATGGGCCACCGCGCAAATGCAACGGCGCCCCGATCTCATCATCGGCAAGCCGACGTATCTACGCCGCTGGTGGATCGTCCCGCGCAACGAGCAGCAGAACGTCTATCTGCATCAGGGCTTGCGCGACGATGACGATCGCGCGCTGCACGATCATCCGTGGGACAACGCGTCGTTCCTGCTGGTCGGCCGATACCGCGAGATCACGCCGCACGGCACCTTCGTGCGCGAGGCCGGTTCGCTGATCCATCGCAAGGCAACCGACGCGCACCGCCTCGAACTCGTCGATGGCCAGCCCTTCGTCTCGCTGTTCTTCACCGGCCCCAAGGTCCGCGAATGGGGTTTCCTGTGCCCGAAGGGCTGGGTCCACTGGCAGGATTTCACCGCGGGCGAGCACGGCGAACTGGTCGGTGCGGGGTGCGGCGAATGACCCCCCTCATCGTCGACAATTTCGCCGGTGGTGGTGGCGCATCGACCGGTATCGAGGCCGCGCTCGGTCGCGCCGTCGATATCGCCATCAACCACGACGAACAGGCGATCAGGATGCACGAGGTCAATCACCCCGGCACCCGCCATATCCGCAACAACATCTGGCAGATCGACCCGCGCGACGTGTGCGAGGGCCGATCTGTGCAACTCGCGTGGTTCTCGCCCGACTGCAAACATTTCAGCAAGGCGAAGGGTGGCAAGCCGCGCGAAAAGAGCATCCGCGATCTGGCATGGGTCGTCGTGCTGTGGGCCAAGCGCGTTAGGCCGACCGTCATCCTGCTCGAAAACGTCGAGGAATTCCGCACCTGGGGGCCGCTCGACGACGAAGGCCGGCCGATCAAGGCGCGCAGCGGCGAGACATTCGAGAAATGGTGCCGCGAACTGCGCAAAGCCGGATACAAGCTCCAGTTCCGTGAACTACGCGCCTGCGATTACGGCGCGCCGACGATCCGCAAGCGCTTCTTCATGATCGCGCGCGTCGACGGTCTGCCGATCGCTTGGCCCGCCCCGACGCACGGCAAGCCCGATTCCCCCGAGGTGCTGAGCGGCAAGCGCAAGCCGTGGCGCACGGCGGCCGAGATCATCGATTGGTCGATCCCATGCCCGTCCATCTTCGAGCGCAAAAAGCCCCTCGCGGACAAGACGCTGCGACGCATCGCGCACGGCATCATGAAGTTCGTGGTGAACAACCCGAAGCCCTTCATCGTGCCGCTGACACACCATCAACCCGGCGCACGCGGCGCCTCGATCGACGATCCAATGGCGACCGTCACCGGAGCAAACCGCGGCGAACACGCGGTTATCGTACCGCACGTCACCAAGTTCCGCACCAACGCGATCGGGCAGTCGGTCGAAGATCCTCTCGCGACGGTAACCGCCAATAGCTTCGTAAAGCGCCCCGGTGGTGCGGCACCGCTTGGGGTGGTTGAGGCGACGCTCAAGCATGCCGATTTCATCTGCGCCGCATGCGGTGACGAAAATGCCGGCACATGGTGGCCGACCTGCGAATGGTGTGGTCATGAGCAGGGTGAGGAGCTTGCCGCCACCTTCGTCTCCTATGCGCAGCAGGGCGGCGCGAACCGCTCAGCCGACGATCCGCTTCACACCGTCACCGCGTCTAAGAAGGACCACAACACGGCGGTCGCTGCGTTTCTCGCGCCTTACTACGGCGAGAAAGCTGACGGTCGCGTACGCGCTGGCAACCCGGCCGATGAACCACTTCGGACATCAACTGCCGAGAACCGCTTTGGCGTCGTCTGTGCGCACATCGAGCAGGCGAACGGCGGCCCGAACAACGATCACCTTGCCGGGCGGCCAGCCGATGCGCCCCTGTCGACCATCGCGACCAGCGGCAGTCAGCAGCGGGTGGTGACATCGAACCTGCTCAAGCTGCGCGGCACCTGCCGCGACGGCCAGCCGACCGACAAGCCGCTGCACACGATCAGCGCGGGCGGCACCCACATGGCCGAGGTCCGCGCATTCCTGATCAAATATTACGGCAACGAGAACGACGGCCACGGCCTCGACAGGCCGATCGGCACCGTCACGGTGCAGGATCGCTTCGGCCTCGTCACGGTGACGATCGAAGGCGAGGAATACGTTATCGTCGATATCGGGATGCGCATGCTCACCCCGCGCGAATTGTTCGCCGCGCAGGGCTTCCCGCCTGATTACATCATCGATCGCGATTCCGCCGGCCTGCCGATCACGAAGACGGCACAGGTCGCCAAATGCGGCAACAGCGTCTGCCCACCGATCGCCCAGGCGCTCGTCGCTGCGCAATTCCCGGTCGAGCGGCGCGACGCCGCGAGGAAAGTGGCATGAAAGCTCGCGCCATCACACTAGCCGCCGCGCTCTATGCGTGCATCGCGATCGTCACGTTCGGGCACGCCGCCGCCAACCACGCCTGCGATAGATCGCCCTATGCCCCCAACTGCGCGGGTCAGGCATCGATCAACGCGTTCGTGGCCGCGGCGGTATGGCCGCTCTATTGGTCGTGGGAGGCGTGGTCATGAACCGCGCCGATGCCCCACGCCTCGCCCACGAGATCGACGCGCTCGCCGATGCCGCGCGCTACCTGCTCCGCCAGCGCGAGGCGCAATATCCGCGCCTGATCGAGGCGGGCAAGCTCAAGCAGGCCGACGCCGTCGAAAAGCTCGAACGCGCCCGCGCGCTGGTCGCACAGTGGAATTGGGCCGCCGATCGCACCGCCGGCCCGATCGATTGGGAGGCGCACGATCCCAACCGCGGCGCCTTCGGCCCGTGGAATTACGAACTGCTCGACGAAATCACCACCGCCGCCGCGCGTCAGCGTATTGCCGCCGATCGTGTGCCCAACGATGCCGGCGCCGCCCGGCTCGCCGATCTCTATGCCGCGCTCGCTTGGTGGCAGGCCGAGTGCGCGGGCGTCGCCCGCATCGTCATGGAAACCGACGTGCGCCGCCGCGGCGCGCTACGCCAGCCCGATCGCCTGCGCGAGGCCGCGTGATGGGCGTGCAGGAAAGGATTAAACCGGCCTACGCCAACAAGGCGAAGATCAGAAACCTGGTCGAGACCGCGCGCGAGCTCGGCCTTGACGTGGCGGGGATCGAAGTCTCTCCTGACGGCTCTATCCGAGTCGTCGAGGCGCGCGCGATCCCGCGGCCGACCAGCCTCTTCGATCAGCTCGAGGATCAGCTTTGACCATGACCGACTGGCGACCAATTGATTCCGCGCCGCTCGACGGCAGCGAGGTCCACGTCAAGCGCGTGCACAGGGGGCGCCTGGTCGCCGAGGGCAAAGCCGTGTGGAATACGCCAGTTGCGGCCGCGCCGATGCTTGAACCAATTGGCCCTGATCCGTTGAACCGTCCAGTAGACTACGGTCGCGAACTGCGCGAGATCGAAGCAGCGGAGGTCACGCCACGCTGGATGAAGTCAGACCGCATGCACGCGTTTCCTAGTCCGACGCACTGGCGCCCATAAACCGATGGCCGTCCAGTTCATCAAAAGCGCCCGCCGCGGCAAGCCCGTCACCTGGTACATCTACGCCTTCCGCGGCGGCCCCCTCATCCGCAAGGTCGAGCAACCCCGCAAGCCGACGCTGACGAAGGCGGATCACACCGCAATCGCCGCCGCACTGGCCGATGATCGGTCGGTCAACCCGCAAACCTTTTGCTCGATCATCCGCAAGTGGTGCCCGGCCAACCCGCAGGACGATGACAACGAGGCCAAGGCGAGCCCCGAATGGCGCGCGCTCGCCCGGTCGACCCGCAGAAACTGGCGCGGCCATATCGATCTGATCGAGAATCGGTGGGGCAAGTTTCCAACGGCGATCTGGAACGACCCCAGGATGGTCGCCAAGGTGGTGAAGTGGCGGGATGAGCGCGCCAAGACGCCGCGATCCGCCGATGTCGGCGTGACGGTGCTGTCCGTCCTGCTCGAATTTGCGCGGCTGCGGGGCTATATCGCGATCAACGTCGCCCGCGAGATACCCAACCTCTACAAGGGCGGCGATCGCGGCGAGATCGTCTGGACCGCCGACGATATCGCCAAATTCGAGGCCAAGGCGCACTATCTCAAGCGGCCGCATCTGATCGATGCGCTCCGGCTTGCTGCGGTCACCGGCTTGCGCCGCGAGGATCTGGTGTCGCTCACCTGGGATCAGATCGGCGAGTTCGCCATCGTCAAAAAGGCACTCAAGCGCAGTCGGGGCAAGCGCCGCCGCGCCGTCATCCCGCTGACCCCGCAGCTCGAAACGGTGCTGGCGGACCTGCGCACCCGGCCACGCGCATCCGGCGTCAGCACGGTGCTGGTCAACACCCGCGGTCGACCGTGGACCGGCGACGGGCTTGGCGGCAGCTTCAACCGCATCCGCGACGCAGCCGACATCGTTCACATCGACGAGGATGGCAACCGCCGCCTCAAACATCTGCACGATGTTCGCGGCACATTCTGCACTATGTTGCTGACCGAATGGGAGCTAACCGATCAGGAAGCGGCCGACGTTATGAGCTGGTCGCCCGAACGCGTTGCGTCGATCCGCAAAGTCTATGTTGACCACAAGCGGGTGGTTGTGGCACTCGCCGAGCGCATCGCTGCAAAACAAGTTGCAAAACAGTCTGGCGCCACAGGCAGAAAATAA